AGGAGCGGCGCATGCCCGACGACCCCTGTTCATGAATCAGACCTGTTCATTAAGTGCAGGGATGGTTAGAAGCCAGTTGAGCTGCGCAGCGGCTCATGCGGCCGAAGGCCAAGATCGAGCGTAGCGCAGCGGAGCGCACACCGAGGCACCCGAGGACTAAAGACTTAGGTCTTTTTTTGCCACACTGAAATGCTTTAATATTACTAGCATTTTAGTGTGGAAGTGTGGAACACACTTGTGGGGCGAGGCTTGCCCGAGTCCCACCCACATCATCTACAGCAACTTGTTTGCGTAGTGAGAAAACATTAGATTTATTCTAATCCACCATTGACAACAATGGTGCAACCACCAAAATCAACACATTCAAAGCGATCTCTAAGTGCATCTCTTCCTATTCCCTCTCTATAACACTCCTCAATACAAAAGTTACTACACACAATCAACGGCAAGTTATTTGACTTCAACGACTGACTTCCCTTCTGACGCAAAGGCAGAGGCTGACCATCACACCAAGCGTTCAGGAACTGCAAACGCTTCTGGTGTTTGTACTCATCAAGGATGACTAAGTCATACAGACCATCTTCATATCCATCATAATATTCCTCATCACGAGGCATATCATAACAGCGAAGCATAGTACGAAGTACGCCTAGCAAGCGAGACTTTCCAATGCCGGGACGGCCACAGATCCAGAGTTGTTTCTGACGAGGTAAACGAGGAAGTAGAATGTTGCTGTGCAACCATTCTTGCACCGTCAAGGCTGCATCTACATTCACGGAAGTGATAGTAGGGACCACCCACGGACGTAAGTCCTCCGACAATCTTTGTCGTTTGCTCCAACCGATAAACTCTTCAAGCTTACGCTTGTTCACCATGCAATAGCCAGGATCATCCTCGACTAACTCTTTAAAGAGTTTGCCAGTAAGTATAGCTTTAGCTATCTTATCTTGACATTTAACCTTCTCGGAGATGTCGGGCATTGGCCCGTGACTGACGAAGTTACCTTCTTTGCAGACGTAACGTAGAGTCTTGATCAACGATCGAGCAGATTGGTAATTGCCGTGTTTACCCGTGAGTGCATCCAATGCGGCATTGCAATCCTTCATATCTTTTCGCTTGGCGAAGGAAATAATGGCATGTAAGTGCGGTTCTCCGGACTGGTGCTCTTCCTCCGCAACAACTACAAGTGAGGCATCGTCCCACAATGTCAAGCAATTTGCTAAACACTCTTCCTTTGTTGTTTCGTTTCTTGGCCATGTTAAGAAGAAGGTCTTTCCACAGAGACGGAAGGGCATGTTACTGTGGAAGTGTGGAGAAAGTGGCCTTTTATACTAGCCGGCCTACGGTCTAGTGCGTTCTCTGAACGGCCTAAAGGACCAAGCCACCGCATTGGCTCCTTTTTGATAGGGTCCTTAAGGACTAGCTTCCCATTGGAGCGTTGACAAAGATCGGATAGGCGCTGCGGACTATCCAAATTATATAAGGGCGGTTTTCTCAGTCATTCTCATTCTCACGCTGGCGTCATCACAGTCAAGTGAAAAATCCTCTGTTCTGCAACGCCTTGCTGAACTTGAAGCACGTTTATCTGCTATTGAATCCTATTTGGAAGAACAAACTACCATCGAAGATGAGTCGGAATGCATGGGCGAAGAGACCGAGACAGACATGGAGGACTCCGACGACTTTGGCAGTCGTAAGAACCCAAAGTACTCGTCCAGCTCGAGCAGTTCGAGCGTTCTCCCGTATGGCACCCTTGAGTACTAGAGGTTGGCGTCCGTTCAACCGAGTTACAGCTAACACTGAGCTGAAGGTGCAAGATCTCGCTGTTGCAACCTACCAAGTTAACACTACTGGGAGTATCACGCTGTTGGCAGTCCCAATCACTGGCGCTGATTTCAATGCTCGCATTGGCCGCCGTATTCGGCTCAAGTCTTTGTTTCTACGTGGTCGTATTATGCTTGAGGGACTTAACTCTGTGACTCTCAATCAACCCTACATCGCGCAAGCACAGCAAGGTCGACTGATGATAGTCTTCGACTTGCAACCTAATGGCGCTGCTCCTGCTATCACGGATATTCTCAATACCGCTGATCCTGCGTCACATCTCAATCTCAACAATCGTGATCGATTCCGTGTCATTCTTGACCAAGAGTTCTTTCTTGATCCTGCTGTGTACAACACAGCCAATTCGACGTCTGCTTGGGCTCGTACGGGACAGAACGTGAAGAAGTATAAGAAGATTAATCTTGATATGATCTTCAACGCTGTCAACGGTGGAACCGTTGCTGACATTGCATCTGGTGCATTGTACATGGTTTGGATTGGGTCTGCTGCTGCTGGTACAAATACCGACATGAATTTTATTGGCGCTACTCGTGTGCGTTATCAAGACGCTTAATCTGTTTTTGGGAAAATAAACCTCAGTGTTCAAATCTACCTGGACTTCATTGATGGAGGAGCGGCGCATGCCCGACGACCCCTGTTCATGAATCAGACCTGTTCATTAAGTGCAGGGATGGTTAGAAGCCAGTTGAGCTGCGCAGCGGCTCATGCGGCCGAAGG